GACATAGGCGCACGTACACCGTTAATACTGTAATACTGGACAGTTTCGCCTGTTTCATCAGTTGTAACTGTTACGCGATTATTAGCAACCCACTCAAACCCACTAGGCCGGCCGTCATCAGCATATAATGATGTCACGCGCCAATAAGCAACACCATAAAACAGCAAACTATCTACTGTGTATGCAATTGTTACGCTACGTGGCTGGCGCATATCAGGTTGATCAAGCCATAGAGGGCTTTCTAATTTAACGCCTGTAGATTTTTTGTATAGCTCTAAATCAATACTGGAGATAACACCTGAAATTAAATTACGGCATCTAGCTACAGCGGGTACCTGCAAAGCTACAAAGCGATCCATAAAAGGCGCGCCGTTGCCTGTTGCATAAAGTCCACCATAGCTATAAACGCCAACACCATAACCCTGCGACATAATGGCAGGGGCTAGTTGCGCGGTTATATCTTTTTTACCTATGCCAAAAGTTTGCAACAATCCCATAACTTAATAATGGCGCAATTGTCAACGACAAACGCTGAAAAACCTTTCGGCGTGTCTAAACGTAAACTTTGGCCTCAGCCACGGGCTGGGCCAGTATGTGGATCACCATAGCCAGGCCGATAGGTATATCAACAGGCCCAGCTGACTTACGGCGCACAATACGCCAGGCATCACTTGTAATTTTGGCTGCACAGTTAGCCATTTGTTGGATCAATAAATCTTGCCCGCTATGCCGCAACCTGTCATTTACTAGGCTGTCGTGAAAATCCGAGCAAGCGGTATAAAAGGTTTGGCCCGATATATCGCGCGTTTGTACACCCGCATTTTGTAGCCTTTGGGCAATACTGGCGGTTGTGTATTTGTCATAGCAAACAACACGTGGGTAGTACAGGTCTGCCCACTTTTTAATTGAGGCCGCAATAGCAAGCTCATCAACGGCAACCTGTGAGCTGTAGGTATCTAACACAGCTACACCTATGCGCCCGTCAGGCAATACCTGGCCCATAACTAAACTGGCATCACGCCTAGAGGGGCTAACGTCAAAAGCAAACACCGTTAAAGGCCCAGGGCTCATTTTGAGGTTTATGTCACTTGCATCCTCAACCGCACCGTGTGGCCACGGGCTTTGTAAGCTGTCAATCCATTGTGACAAACTCTCTGTGCGAAATTGCTCTGTTGTTTGAATAGTTAGAGCTTCCTCTAAAGCTGCCTCAGTAATAAGTACGCCCATAGCTGGGTTTGCAGCGGCCCAGCCTTTGCGGTCATCTAAAGCTGCAAACTGAGGCGCGCTATATTCGTAATATCCCATTGAGGCAGGCGGGTTAGATAAACAGCGCTCGCGCACCTCATTGAGGGTTTGGCTCCAGGCATCACCTGCGTTACTGGCCATTAAAGTTTGAGAGTTAGGCCGTGCGCGGGTAATAGGCATAGCTGCGGCAAAGGCAACCTGATCTACTTCACGTAGCTCATCTATGAAAAGAAAATCTGCGGTAGCACCGCGGGATGAGTCTCTAGTAGCTGCGCGTACGTCTAGGCGAGCGCCTGACTTTAAAACTATAGCCTCATTACCGTTAGCGTACCTGATGCTTTTCAATTGCTTTTTAAGCTCAGGGCTATCCTCAATAGCATTAGCAACCTCTCTAAAAGTGGTAAGGGCCATTGATCTAGCAGAGCTTATTACCACGTGGTTGCGCTCATTGAATAGAAACAGGCCCGCCAGGATACGCATACGCGCCAGGTGAGTTTTGCCGTTTTGTCTCGCACAAATCACAAGGTTTGATTTTCTTACAAACTGTTTGTTTTTATCAATCGTCAACATATCGTTTAAAACAAAGCGCTGCCACGGTAAGAGGGGCAGGCCGATATCCTCAGCTAGTTGTGCAACCTCATCACCGCGGCTAGGGCCTTTCAAAAAGGTGTTGTGCAACCGTGGCTTTACCGCCCCAGTTACGGGCTGTTTAGATTTTGTAGCCATTAGTTTAAGTCCTGAGCAGGTTGGCCCATACAGGGGCCTTGCTGGGTTGTTACGGCCGTTTTTGGGGATAAACAGGACGAAAAGACAGGGGGGGTGTCCTTAGTGGCTAAAAAAACGCCCTGTGACTTCTTGCCTTTAACTAGGTTGCAATGCTTGCAGCTGGCTACTAAGTTGTCCCAGCTCATAGGGTCACCGCCGCTAGCAATCGGGATTACGTGATCAACCTGGCTAGCCTCACCACCACAGTAGTAACACACCCAGCCTGCGGCGTTTAGCACTTGCAACCGCCTAGCCTTGTATCGTCTTTGATCGCGTGGGTCTTTGGCTCTCATCAGTAATGCCCTACTTTCTTGTGATGATCTAAGGCCTTGCACACATCACCTTTATACAGCTTATGACTATTAATATATTTTAATCCTAAATCAATTTGCTTATAAGGGTTTGTCTCTTTCATCTTTAGTAACTGTGGAATACCAAAGGCTGATGAGTGTTTGTTATTAGCTGTTGGTGACCAATTGCTTTCTAATCTCCATAAGGTAACTAAACATCTATATTGTTTATCGTTACCTAATTTCATATGAGCATAGAGTTTATATAGCTCTGTGTTTGGATTGGTTGCATTTGCTGGCGTAATCCCAATTACACAAAGAGCCCCCACAAGCACCAAACTTCGCCTGCGAGCTATCCGCCTCAGCGGCTCGCCAGCGAGTTGTGATGCTAGCGTACGTGTCAAGGATAAAGCCAAATTGTGGATAACTAACGCATAGTTTTGGCGTGTCATCCACAGGTTTTTAGAGGTTGTGGATAACTTTCTACGCATCTTTACCCCAGCCCGTGCCTTTAAAGCTAATGCCTGGCGCGCTGTAAATCTGCCTCATCATAAAGTTACAGCAATACGGTGTTGTGTGTTCAGCCATACGCTCAACTGTCTCATAACGTACGTTACAGACTATGCACTCATACTCATACGTTGGCATCATCTAGCCCTACTATCAAACACACGCTCATACAGCCACAGGTGCAGCATTGTAGGGTTTTAACGTTAGGCGGCAGGTTATCGCTGACTATGCGGTCAATCTGATCCGTTATTTTCTTACACTTTCTACACTCAAACCGTATGATATCCATATACTGAGTCTCCTATCAGCGCTAAGTGATGCATAGGGTGCAGGTCTGCACGTGGGATTAGGTAGCTATCGCCTCTTATAAGCTCTGATCTATACTTATCATCTTTGGCTTGCTTTACTGGAAACCAACCCATTACAACATAAACAGGCATACGCCCAATAACCAATATGGCTATGTCGCTGTCGCGGTCTATGCCGCTAATAATGAGGTTGCCATTACGTCTATAGGTGTGTTTAACCTCTACATTATCGGCTATGTCAGCTCTATCTTTGTACGTGCCGTTTTGTGGCTCATAATCGGTAATGCCTAAATACTCAGCTGCGGCGGTTTCAGCACCAACGGCATCTATTTGCTTTGTAGCAAACTCAGCAAAAGTACCGCCGTGCCTTTCTTGGTCATAATTCTTTTTAGCTGTTACGCCGTCAAACTGTGGCTTGTAGAGCTTTGCTCTGGCTATGCCTGTGTCTATGGCTATGTTGGCCTGCACAACGTCTAAAACTACCTTGTACATTAGCGGCACTCCTTACAAAACCATATAAGGTTTTCTTTTGAGTGGCTTTTCTGATAGCCAAAAGGATCAAGCTGGCTAATCTTGCTGCACCTGTCACAGGTTTCTACTTTGTATTCAGCCACAACCTCGCCGTTTTTTAATAGTTTGCCTGTCATAGCCTGCACGTTAATAATCTCTGAATAGTCGCTCATAGTTATACCTGTGGTTTCCAAGTGCCGTCACTTGTAAATACGTACCAATAAGGCTCGCATTGAGTGGCTTTGCTCTTTTCTGTGCAGCTGTAATTACCCCAGGCTTTACCCGTTTTGGCACTTACACCCTCACGCCATACGCGCGGCCCGTGCTTGCACTCAGGCTTGCCCTCTAGCACCGTGGCCCCTAACGCATCAGCTACGTTTTTAATTGTGGCTCCTATTCCATTTGTGGCCCAAAGGTCATCAGTAATAGGCGCAACATCTTTGGCGCTTAGCGCCTCTACCTTTTCCATATCCTGTTTTGTACTACGAGCTATGCCGCCAGGTGTTAGCAAGCCTATAACCCTGCCGTAACAGCTTGTAATTGCGTTTTCTACCCAAAAGTGCAGATTTACGCCGCGGTCTGATCTCATCTCTAACGCATAATCTACGGCGCTGGGCTTTTCATCCTCATAATTACGGTAAGCCTCGCCTCTTACCAATATATAACCTTTTGTTATATCTATGTCCTCAATATATGCAACTAATCGCATTGTTGGATACTCTGAGCGGGCCCTAATAATCCTGGCGTTAACATCCTCGTAGCCCTCTAAAAAGTTACTCATTTGATTAGCTCAGCATCCCGTAAAGCTTTAGCAATATTGCGCCCACGTACAAAACCTTCACCGTGGCCGTGCTTAAAGCCAATTGAGTAGCCAATTACCATAAACATAAAGCCCATACCACAAGCGGCAACGCCTATTAATAAGTCCAAACTGTTCATATTTCGCCCTTTGTTAAGGCCGATTGAGCTACTAACGCGAGTAGCCCTCTCAGCGTGTGTAACAAAAGTATGAGGGTAAGGGCTGACAAAACGCAATAAGACACGCCCTATTTGGCTAAGCGATCCTCTAACAGCATTTCGTAAATCTTGTCCACGCGGGCCTCAATACGGTCAACGCGGCCCCGTAGGTTATGCCCGCCGTTACCGTCAGGCTTTAGCTCTGCCAGGTAGTACTTAACTA